AATGGCAAAAGTTCCAATAAAAAAAGATTTAAGCTGGTGGGAAAGATAATAGGGGTGATAAAGATGGTTAATAGGACTTGGAGTGAATGATTTGCTTGGGTTCTTTTTTTATGTATACCTATGAATATTAGGAGGTAAATATATGGATGAGTTAATGGAGAATTTTATAAAAAGTTGTTTAGAACTTGGAAAGGAATTATTAGATAAAGAAGAATTGACAAAAAAAGAAGAAGCCTTTTTGCAAAATCTAGATTTAATTACAGAAAAATATTTTTAGAAAATTTTTATTAAAAGAACTTGTTTTAATGCAGGTTCTTTTTTCATTATAAAGGAGATTTAATGTTAAAAAACATATTAGTATTATAGACACATCTTAAATTTAATATACAAGAAAAAACAATTAAAAGTTTAAATAAAAATAAGAGCAATAATAACATAACATTGCTCTTATTTAAGTGAGGAAAAATACAGTATGAAACACATTCATTAAGAGTATAGACAGATTTAAAAAACAATATACAGGAGGAATGGAATGGATAAACAAAATATTTTTAATGGAATTATTGCAGGGACAGGAACTATATTTACTTATATATTTGGTGCATGGGATACAGCTTTAATTATATTAATAGCATTTATGGGAATAGATTACTTAACTGGCGTTATTGCTGGAGCAATTAATGGACAATTAAATAGCAACAAAGGATTTAATGGTTTACTAAGAAAATTAACTATAATACTTGTTCTCATAACAGGAGTTTTATTGGATAGACTTTTAAATGATGGTACTTGGGTATTTAGAACGTTAATAGCTTATTTTTATATTGCTAATGAAGGATTAAGTATATTAGAAAACATAGGTAAATGTGGTGTAGATTATCCACCATTAATGGCAAGTACATTAGAACAACTTAAGAAAGGGAACAAGAAAGAATTGAAGGAACAGGACAAATAGTTCTGCTTTTTTTATTAAATTTATAGGAGTTGATATTATGAAAATAAATGAAAGCAATTTAAAGTTTAAAGGGTCGACCTATGGAAACATCCCTAAATTTATAGTTTTACACCATGCAGAAGCTAAGCAATGTTCAATATATGATATTCACAATTGGCACTTGGGTAATGGTTGGAGTGGTTGTGGATATCATTTTTTAGTAAGAAAAGATGGTTCTATATGGAGAGGTAGACCAGAAAATACTATAGGTGCTCATGTAGCAGGATTTAATACAAATTCATTAGGGATTTGTGCAGAAGGTGAATATATGACAGAAATAATGCCAGAGACACAGAAACAAGCAATAATAGAATTGTGTAAATATCTATGTAAAAAATATAATATTAATAAAATATATGGGCATAGAGAAGTAGGTACTTCAAGTTGCCCTGGAGCTAAATATCCTTTGGAAGAGATTAGAAGTACAATAACTCAAGTTAAAAGTAATCCTTATATTAAATTAGATGGTGGAGGAACTATAGTAGGAAGTAATTTAGCTATTAATCTTATTATAAGAGATTATAATAAGGTGGATAGAGTATTCGGACATATAGAGGGCGTAAATAACGCACTTTGGGCGTTTGACGTAAATCCTACGAACAATAATTATGCTAAGTTGGAAAATAATACCAACCAGATAGCAGTATATAAGGGATTAGAACCTAATAAAAAATATAAGATTATAGTTAGTGGCTATAAAAATGAGAAAAAGGTTACAGAAACATCTATTGTGTTAAAAACTTTGCAACATAATAAACATACAGAATCTAATAAATTATATAAGATTCAGGTAGGAGCTTTTAAAGATAAAAATAATGCACAAAATTTAAAAGAAGAATTAAAATCAAAAGGATATGATGGATTTATAACAGAGTAATTTAGAGGTAGTTCTTAGCTTAGACTAGGAGCTACCTCTTTTTTATTTACTTTGCACTGCTAAAAATTATTAAAAGTAAGTATAAAATGCACATGCATTCGGTAGGTTTTTAATCTTTATTAATAAGCATGTGCATATTGTATTTGTAAATTGCAGTGCTTTTTATACTTTTACATAAAAAAATAAACATAGTAGCTCCAGGGGCTATACCTTTGTCCAATTTTATTTTATCTATATAATCTTAAAACATAAATATCAATAAATAAAAGGGGGTGCAACATTAATTGTTATGGGGGAAGTCAATATAAAAAACAAGAAAAAAATTAAAGACGGAGCATTATATTAGATTAGTAGTCCTGCTGCGGAAAATACCTATTAAAAAAGCATTGCTTCGGAGTTAAAAACTACAACCTTAATCTCTAAAAAATAAACAAATATCCAATAATATAGATAGTGATTAAACATATAAAGAGATCTTCCGATTTGCCAGTTCTTATTTTTTTATACCCATAATATTTTGTACTCCAAGGATATAAAAATGGCACTCCCATTTTTGTAAAACTATCTAAAACTAAATGTATAAAATAATTTAAAAACCATATTAAGCCTATATTAAAATTAAATATAAAAATAGGTAAACTTGTAACACATAACATTAAAATACTATGTGTTATGGTCCTATGTTTAATTCCTAATATAATATCCATATCTGGAGCAGTTGCTCCTAGCAATCCTACTAAAGAATAATAATTTTTAGTTGTGTAAACAATAGGTAATGTTGCCATAACTCCTATGGCAATATGTGTTTTTCTAGTCATGTTTACCTCCTAAAAAAGGTACTAAAAACACCTTTCATGTGTTTAGTACCTAAATGCTCTTAAATGGTTGGTTTTATTATGTTATTGTCTTTATATTTTCTTACGAAGTATATTAATATACTTAATTCCTTTTATTTTATCTTTTCTTTCTCTCATTCCATATATTCGAATTTCGAATTTCCCAATATTAGCATTGTTTAATATATCTATTAAATTATTTATTTTATTATTCTTAGTCTTATTATATATATCTATTTCTATTACTAATAGTTTTCCCGTTTTTAAAATTATTATGCAATCTATCTTAAAACTTTTTATTTTATATTCTCTTTGGTAAAAATCTATATTATCTTTATTTTCTATTAAAATATTATTTATAATTAACGCATGGAAGCTAGGCATCTTAAATTTATAATAAACCTTTTTCCCTAGATGTGGTTGTATAGCTACTTTTAGAAATTTATTATCTGCTAATTTTTTTAATCTTATAGAGCATGTAGTATAATTAGTAAAAAATAATTGTGCTATTTGGTTAATAGTTGCTCCACCATTCTTTTCTATAAAACTAATTATTTCTATATCTCTATTAGTTAATTGCATTTAATTTATCTAAAATACTCCTTACATTGTTTTCTTTACTTTCTTCTAGAACAACTATTGTATTTTCTTCTTTATTTTCTTTTTTAATAATCTTATCTTTTATGTTCTCCATAATTATATCGTGTCCTATAGTGTAGCTATATCCTTGTTGGGTACCTAAAGTTTTACATATTAATTCTCTTTCTCCCAATTTTGTAGGGGAAGCATCTCCCATTATAACTATAGCAGCGGGGGAATCTTCTATTCTTAAACTTACTCTAGTGCATAGCTGTGCCTTTATATCACTTGGAATACTATCATTTGTAGGTTTCTGCAATGCAGTAATTAAAAATACTCCACTGGATCTACCTACATTTATTATGTTTTTTACATATTTTAAGCATTCATTTTTTATTTTTTTATCATGGTTATTATCTCCCCTACTAGCATTTAGAAAAGAAAATTCTTCTATAACTACATAGACATACTTTAATTTATAATAAGCCACTTTATTATAATCTTCTATATTATAATACCCTTTTGTATTATCTATTAATTTTTCTCTCCTAAAACATTCTTTATCTATAGATTTTAATGTGTCTCTAACTTCTTCTAAAGTCTTACTATTGCTTTTTACTTGCTTACAGTTTGCAAATACACCTAAGTCATTTTTTCTTATCTGTAGTAAATGTATTACTACATTATTACAATGCTTAATTAAATTAGTTATTATAAGTAATAATATTCTACTCTTTCCACTTCCCGTACTCCCTCCAATAAGCATATGTGGGAACTTATTCATATCTACAACTATAGGTTCGGTTAATCCATCACCAATTAATAGTTCATTCCCTGGGAGATATAATGGCTTATAATCTTTAAATTTATAATTTTTAATGCAATACATATCTACTATATTACCTTCTTGTCTTAACTGTATAGATTTAAATTTTAATCCTTCCCTAAAAACGTCTAAATCCTTTTCTAAATCTTCTCTAGTATAAGAGTAAGGTAATTCCATTCTAATTATATATCCATACCCTGCACGTCTTATACTCCATATTTTAAGTGTCTTTTCTAAGTTATTAGTAAATGTACTTTTAGATTTACAGATCTTATTCCATTTAAGCCTTATATTTAATTTATCTCTATTATTATATAAAAATAAAGCACTTGCACCTAATACACATTCTGTTATCATTTTTTCACCTTCTTTTCTAAAGAAAGTGTTAATAAGAATGTACCTACTAATAGAGAAAATTGTGTACTGCTATCATTTAGAATTTTTTTAAAAAAATCTAAAACCATAAAATCTAATTTAAACATTCTTTTTTTCCCTCCAGGAAATTAATATAATGCTCTACTGCTTTCTTTATAAAAACAGACTGCTCCTCCTGAGATTTAATATAAGTATAAAGTTTAATATCTTTAGTAGTATTCTTAAAACTTACAGTTATTCTTTTCAATTTTTACATCCCCCTTTATTCTTTCTTACTAACAATATATGTAATTCTTATGTAAGTGTTACAAAAGTTTGCATTATAGGTTCTTTTATGTTATTATAAATTCAACAGGAACGCACGGTGTATTAAAATAATATTTAAAACATTATTTTTAAAAAGTTGAACATTAACACGAGGTGTATTTAAATTTAATTATTTTTTAATTAAATAATAAAAAAGAGCAATTAGAACTAATATTCTAGTTGCTCTTTTTTTATATTTATATTCCTTAAAGGTACACCTTTTAATATATAAACATTAATCTTATAGTTACGTCTATATATATGTATGCTTAATAATTAAAAAACGTCTATTCTGTATTTAACCTTTATGGACTATATTGTATAATTAATATAGTTTTTAATTTTGGAGGTTAAATATGAATAAGAGAATTTATGGTTATGCTAGAGTAAGCAGTAAAGACCAAAATTTAGATAGACAAATAGAAGAATTACAAAAGTACCGCAAAGATATAATCTTATTTACAGATAAAACAAGTGGCAAAGATTTTATAAGAAAGGAATATGAAATATTAAAAAGAATCGTTGCCCCAGGGGATACTATAGTAGTAAAAGAGATGGACAGACTTGGAAGGAATAAAGAGGGAATAAAAGAGGAACTTGAATACTTTGCTAAAAAAGATGTTAGAGTTGTTATTTTAGATATACCAACTACAACTATGGACATAGGCAATATGGAAGATGGCATTGCTAAAGAAATGCTAAAGATGATTAATAATGTCCTTATAGAAGTTCTAAGTACCATGGCAGAGCAGGAACGTAGAAAAATAAAGCAAAGACAGGCAGAAGGAATAGCTATAGCTAAAGCAAAAGGAAAGCATTTAGGTAGGCCTAAAGCAAAGTACCCAGACAACTGGTTACAAGTTTATACTAGATGGCAAAATGGAGAAATTACAGCAGTAAAAGCTATGGATATATTAGGGCTAAAAAAATCTACATTCTATAAATTGGCAAAAAAACATAAAGAAAAAGATATATAATATATTTAGGAGGGGATATATATGGAAAATATAATATTAGAAAATAAAAATTATAAATTAATTAAGGTAGCTAAAAATAAATATAATATTTTGGATGCAGAAAATAACATAGCGTTAACTCTGGAAGGAAACTTTACAATGGAGCAACTTCAAGATCAGTTCAATAACTGCTTAAAAAACTGCATAATAATTTGATTACTTTTGAAGTACACTTGTAATCACAAAAACAAATCCCCTGAATTTATCAGGGGATTTGTTTTAGTCTGGCATTTCATCAAAGCAATTTTCTATGGATTGAACTATTTCATTGTTTATCTCTTCTTTTACAATTTCTTTTTTATTAAATTCTTTACAATCAATGGATTCCTTAATGTTATTAAGTAATCTTAGTATTCTATCCGTATCAACATTTGAATTATTCATAGCAAGAATAATTCTTTCAAGAGCTGCACTCCTGGAACTTAAATTGCATTCCTTTTGGTAAGATTCAATTTTCTCAATAATATCTTCTTCTAAATTAAAACTTATTGTTTTTTTCATTTAATCCTCCTACAGAACTTTATTTCCAACCAAATATAATCCTTTGGCAGTTGCCATTTGAGGATCTCCTACTAATTTAAATTCTTCATCAAATTTCATATTTAGAGAAGTACCTCCTGCAATATATATATCCATTTCATTTAAATTTATCCAAGTATCTTCAATTTCTTGACTAATTCTTTCCGATAAATTTCTATATGCTATTTCTTTTAATTTATCATAATCATTAGATCCATCTATTTCATTTACTTCTTTTATTATATTATTTTTTTCTAGTTCTTTTTGTATAAATTCCAATGCACTTTTATTGCCTAGTTCTATAGTTTTACTTCTTCTATCATTAAACTTTAGACCTTTATCAAAATAGCTAAGTTCTGTTGTCCTAAATCCTATTGTAGCAATTCCGACTGGTTTATCATTTTTTTCATTATTTCTTATTTCCCACATTAACGCCGCATCACCTTCTCGAAAAATGCTTATATTTACAATTTCAATATCCTTATATCCACCATTTATTTTATCTTTTATCTGAACCTTTTTACCTTTATATTTTTCAGCAATATCATTTAATTCAGATTTCCTAAATCTCTTATATGGCACTCCTAACATTATTTTTACTTTATCGTATACTGCAACTTCATTTAATGCAGCATATATAAGCTTTTCCACAGTTGTAGTAGTTTTGCTATCTTTGCTATTCCTAGTTGGTGTAAATCCTTCTTTTTCTGCCAATATACCAGCAAAATAAGCCTCGTTATTTACTTCGATATATATAGGATTATCATATATATCAAAATCTATAGTTCTACCTATTCCAACTACACTTTTAAACAAACATGTTTTCTTAAGGTTGTTTATTTCACTATAAGCTTTAGTATATCCTCTACCTATATCTAACCCTATAGCCTGTACTTCATTATCCATAGATAACATAAAATCACTCTCCAAATTTAATTATTGTAAACTCAATGTAATTGAATTGAGTTTCTATTAACATATTTATTATATCCTATTTTTTACTAATTGTAAATAGAAATTCAATATATTTTCAATAACTTTTCAATAATTATATTATATATTTTTATTATCTATTAGATTTACATTTGATTTCTATTGTAAATACAATGGAATATATTAAAGGCAAAGGATTTAATTCAATTTAAAACAATAAATACAATCTATACTAGCTACAATTCTTAATTTGAGGAACTTAGGTGTACACTAAATAAAAGAGGATTTATTATTTATTTATTGAATATTTATGTCATACACATGTAATGGGAGGAACAACTGTTATGAAAACTTTAACTAAAGAAGAATTTAATAAATTACCTATAGAAAAGCAAATAAAATATTATAATGATAATATGTCCTTAGGCAAAACTGCATCTTGTATAAGTAGAGAAATTGGAGTAGATGAATCTACCCCAAGAAAAAAATTTGCTAAAAGAGGGTATCGTCTAAATAAAGAAAAAAATAAATATATACTAATTGATGATAAAAGTATGCCATCTAAAAAAGTATCAAATAAAATTATTAATGATAAATGTCAGACTACTTTAATCAAGCCAAAAGAAATTATTAAAGATGTTGATGACAATTATGATACTTCTTTAATAAAATTTGATGATAACAATAACACATTAATCATCAATAATGAATTGAAAAAAAACCTACTAAATTTAGCAAAAGAGTACTCTGAATTTAAAGCGATGTTAGATTGGTTTAAAAATCGTGACGACAATAATACTAATAATGTCATTGAAGTAATTCACGGGATTGATATAGATCTTCCTGGAAATGAAAATATTAGGACAACTATAAGAATAAATAAAGCAATCTGGGAAGCTTTTAATGAATTTTGTGATGACAATAGCCATCTAAATAAACAAGATCTGCATGCAATGGCTTTAAAAGAATACATAGATAAATATAAAAAGGAAAAATAATATAAAAAAATGTGAATAACTTGCTACAAAAACAAGCTTATCCACATTTTACTTTACAAGTGTAGAAATATGTTGTAAAATTTAAATAACTTAGAAGAATTTAATTTGTTTTTAAATAAATAACAAAAAAGCAAAATCCGCATCAATCAGAAGTTTGCCGACCGATGATTGATACGGACACATAATACAAGAAGAAGGTTTTCTTCTTATTAACTATATTATGCATATATTATATAATATATGCGTTACATAGTCAATATGAAGTATAAAATTTTTATATAATTAATATATATGACCCTCTTGTATTCGTGTATTTGCTTTTGAATATGGGAGGGTTTTTTATAATGGCAAAAAGTAACTTATTATTAACAGAACAACCAATTGTAATAAACAAGGAATTAGCAAAAATTATTGGACTAAATGAAGCAATAGTTTTACAACAAATAGAATATTGGATAAATATAAATGAAAAAGCTAAAAAAGAAAATAATTTTCAAGATGGTTTTTATTGGACTTATAATACAATAGAAGAATGGACAAATGAGTTCCCATTTTGGAGTGGAGATACAGTTAAAAGAACTTTATCTAAATTAAGAAAAAGAGAACTATTAATTACAAATAGATATAACATAAAAAAATATGATAGAACACTTTGGTATAGAATAAATTACGAAAAATTAAATGAGTTAGAAAAAAATTATACTAATAAAAATACCATTAGTGCAAAATGCCCTAATGAGGAATTGCAAGGGATTAAAAAAGAAAAAAGCTCACAACCATTGAAAACACTCATTAGTGCAAAATGCCCCAATGGAAAAGTGCAAAATGCCCCAATGGAAAAGTGCAAAATGCCCCAACCTATACCAGAGATTACTACAAAGACTTCTACAGAGATTTCTACTAGTAGTAGTAATGAAGAAGTTCTCTTTAAAATTTTTGAAGAAAATATTTGTAAGTTAAAGAAAACTACTTCTTTAAAATTTAATAGTTATGCAGAAAAATACAATAAAGAATTTATATTAGCTATAATTGAATACTGCACTGAAATAGATATAAAAAGCTTTGCAGGCTTTAAAACCGTGATAGATAGTTATATAGAAAAGAAAATATTTACAAAGGAAGATATGTTAAAAGATATCGTAGAATTTAGAAGAAAGAAGAAAAATAAAAAATCCAATTATAAGAAAAATAAAAAAGACAATTTTAATAATTATGAGCAAAGGGACTATACTGCGGAGGAATTTTCTAAATTCGAACAAAATCTTTCAGGCAGTGCTGACCCAGAGGCACTAAAAAGAATGAGAGAAAGGTTCCCAAATTTAAATATATAAAATTTAAGAATTATAGAGTTTGAAAAATAAAAAAGAATAATGAATTTATTTTTTATCATTATTCTTTTCCTTGTAATATTTTTTTATAATAGTTGCAGCCATATTGGATATAGATCTTCCTTCGTACTCAGCTTCATCTTTTAATTTGTTATGCAATTTTTTAGATATAGTAACATAAATCCTAGTATTTTCTTTTTTAATCAAAGTAATCACCTAAAAAGAATTATATTAAAAAGTGTAACTCTTGTCCCCTAAGTGTTACACTTTACGACACTTTTGATCTAAAGAACTGCATAAACATCTATGTTTATATATGCACTTTTTACACATATAATCTCTAAAAATATGTACAGGACATAAATACAGTTCCTTAGATAAAATTAAAATTATTTTTATGGCTGGATCCCTACTATAGTTTTCTAGCTGTGAGATATAACTTTGTCTTACCTTGCATTTTCTAGCAAGGGTTTTTTGGGACATATTTAATAGTTTTCGTCTTTTCTTAACAATGCTCATTTTAGCACTCCTTTTTGTTTAATTTTAGTTAAATTTAATACGTCATAGAAATAATACTATAATTGTCGCAATTTGTCGAAAATATAACAAATAGTTATATTTACCTGTGTTATAATCTTTTTAGTGGCCACTTAATAATATAAAAAAGACTTATTTATATTTAATAAAAAGCAATCACATAGTGTTTAGAGGAGTGGATATTAGATGAAAGAAGAGATTATAAAAACAGAAATTAATACAGTAGCAGAATTAGCTTATAAATTAAAAAAAGAAAATAAAAATGCCTTTATGGGTTTAAAATTATATATTTCCAGCTTAATAAAAAAAGAGAGTGTTTAATCACTCTCTTTTTCTTCTTCTTGTAAGGCTTTTTTCATAAGTTCGGTTATTATTTTTTTTGCACCATCGTCTAATTCTAAAAACATACGTGTAAATTCTTCGACCTCTGGATCATTAATTTCAAATTTTTCTAATACGTCGGAATACATTTCTCCTTCCCCATATAGTAGCCAATTTTTATTTACTCTAAATTCTTTAGAAATATCATCTATAGTTCTTTCAGTAATCTCACGTATACCTTTTTCCATGCTTGAAAGATGCGTTTGACTAAGGTGTATTCTTTTACCAAAATCCTTTTGAGTTAATCCTTCAGTTTTTCTTAATTGTCGGATTCTATCTTTCACGATATCACCTCCCCACATGAGATATTATATCACTTAAAATACCTCAAAGCAATATTTGAAATGAAAAAGTTTTGAAATTCGCTTGAAAAATATTTCAAAGAGGTATATAATCTAAATAATGGATACCTCAAAGAGGTAAAGGGAGTAAAGGCAGGTGAAAAAAATGATACCACTAGATGAAATGGAAATAAAAGAACTCCTTGATGAAATACATGTATTAAAAAGAAGAGATAAAGTGATGTTCGAAAAAATTCTATACTTAATGAAAGGCATTAGAATGGGGCAGGAGTTGGAAAGTAGAGTAGCTCCTAAATAGGAGCTACAAAAACACTTTTTATATTTTTTTAAAAAAATGAGTATATAGGAGAAAGGAGGGCAAGAAAAATGAAATGGACAATTTTAGGTTTTAGCCAAGAAGAAATGATAAAAATTAATATGGATATTTTAGATGCAGCCATCTTAAGGTACTTTATAGACTTTAAAGATGATGGAGAAATGGTTACAAGGATAATTGATAATAAATTATTTTACTGGTTGAAGTATGACAATTTATTATCTGAAATGCCATCTTTAAAAATAAAAAGTAAAGATGCACTTAGAAGAAGGTTAAAAAAATTAGTAGAATGTAAAATTTTAGATTCTAGATGTCTAAAAGAAAAAGGAAAAGGAACTTTCTCTTTTTACGCGGTAGGATCTAACTATAAAAATCTTATTAAGAAAACATACCCGTCCGACTTAAAAGTCGTAGGGGGTACGACTAAAAAGTCGGACAGGTGCGACTTAAAAGTCGTACCAAAAGATTCATCTATTAAAGATTCATCTATTAAAAATAATATATATAGTACTGTTATAAATTATTTAAATAAAAAAACTAATTCTAATTATAGATCTACAACAAAAAAAACACAGAAATTAATTAAAGCAAGAATGAATGAAGGATTTAAAGAAAAAGATTTTTACACTGTTATAGATAAAAAAGTAAAAGAGTGGCAAGGGACAGATTGGGAAAGGTATTTAAGACCAGAAACATTATTCGGCGATAAATTTGAGGGATACTTAAATCAAAAAGAAAAGGCAGGTGGGAAAAATGGAAGCAGAAGCATGTTCCAATCTAAACACGATAATAAGCAGAATAAGAGCACAGCAGGAGAAGACAGAGCAGAGCAGTACGATTTATCCGACTTGTAGTTGTAACATATGTAAAGATACTACATGGATAGAAGGAGAAAACGGGGTAAGGAGATGTACATGCTATATACAAAATAGAATAAAGAGATTATGGGAGGACTTTGGTGTTAGTTTAGAAAAAGTAAAAAAAATAAATGATTATATAACTTTTGACAGTAAAACAGAAGAAGCAAAAGAAAAAGCAATAGATTATATAAAGAATTTTAAAACACTAAAGGAAAAAGAAAAAAATTGGTTTGGTTTATTTGGACAAAATGGAGCAGGTAAAACACACTTAATTGTTGCATTGGGTGCAGCACTAATAAAGGAAAACATACAAGTTGTTTATATGCCTTTCATTGAAGCAGTACAAGATTTAAAAGTAAATACAACAGATGATGAATATTATAAAAAAATGCTATGGAGATTCCAGAAGGCAGACGTGTTGATTATAGATGATCTATTTAAAAATAAAACAAAAAACGGAGTACTTATAGGCGATATAACAGAAACGGATATAAAACACTTTTACCCAATTTTAAATTATAGATACAATAATAAATTACCTATATTGTTTAGTACAGAGTGTACTCCAGGAATGTTGATCAAATTAGACGAAGCACAATGTGGAAGGATATTAGAAAAATGTGGAGATAGAACAGTTGTATTCAAAGGAGCAAAGTATAACTACAGAATGAAAGAGTTTGTTAAAAAATGAAGGGAGAAAATAATGAAAAATGATATTAGAGAAATTAGAAGTAGAGTTATAAATCTTGCTACTCATCTAGCTTTGAAAAAAATAGAAAGTGATAATAAAACATACTACAGATCTAATGGGGAAGCTTTAGATGAAGCTTGTAAAATACTAAAAATAAATACAAATGAATTTTTAAAAATGTTTATTTAGGAGGAAGATATTAGTGGAGTACATTAGAGAAGTAAATATAAATGAAGCTACCATACATCTATTGCTGAATGAGAGTGAAGAACCAATATTAAGCAACAATAATATGAATTTAAGTGAGGAAACGTATAAGTTTCTATTAAAACATATAGAAAGATTATTAAAAGATGAAAACTTAAAATATGCACGATTTGAAGAAGATAGCAAAATAAATAAATTAAGTCAAATGTATTTATCGTGTAATAACAGTTTGTTAGATATATCAGCCAAAATGGCCATAGATATGTTTAACCTAATGAAGTCAAATAATATACCATCTTGTGCTTTAATAGTAGTTTCAGTTTGCACAGAATTTGGCAATATGATAGGAGTACTAAAGTGTGATTTTAGTAAAAGCTACACATATGAAATAAATACAATTGAAAATGACAAAATGATTATAGATATAAAGACAGATGAAATAATTCCTTTAAGTACTAGCAAAATAGAAAAATGTGCATTTATAAAAGAAAAAAAGAATAATATCTTTGACTTGATGGTTATGGATAAACGTAAAAAAAATAAAAAAGAAGAGTACGGAGAAAACTGGTTTAACAATAAATACTTACAATGCAATTTTATAGAGAATGAAAGAGATCTAACTAAAAAATTTATAAATTTATCTGAGTATTGGACAAGAACAAATTTAAATGAAAATGCAGATGATGCAGAAATGGTAAGAAGAACAATAAAAGAAGAATTAAAAGAAAATGAGAATATAAATATTCCACAACTAGCAGAAAGAATATTTAAGGAAAATGAAGGAGCAAAGTTAAGTTTTATAAAATGTGTAACAGAAGATTTGGAAAGAGAGGTTGTTCCAATAGATAAAAGATATTTGGATAAAAAACTAAAAAGAATAAAATTAAAAATTGATAAGGATATAGAGGTCTATATAAATGATGAAGCATACAAAGATAGCAGTAGATTTGAAGTTAAAAGAAATGGAGATGGAACAATAAATATTGTAATTAAAAATGTAATTAACTATGTAGAAAAGTAAAGATTATTTTTAAATTACAAAAATAATTACAAAAGTAATCTATTCCATATAACACACATTATGTGGAACGTACACTTTAAAACATTGGAATTATAAGATTTGGAGGAAACTATGTATATAGATTTAGAACAACTAATAAGAAACTTAGAACCATTAGAAAGAGGAAATAAGACATTAGGAATAATAAAATGCGGGGAATACAGGGATAGTACAAGTTATATAAAAAGTATAGAGAAAAAAGCTAAAGACTTGGAAGTAAGAACAGTATTACTAGATTTAGAAAACACAGACAAGTTATATAAAAAGATTATGGAGATACAAGGTTTATCTAATGCAATATTACCAATTAAGCCATTTCCAGAGCTAATAGAAATGTTTTTAGAATTAAATATTTTAAATTTTAAAGATATAGATAATTTTAGTGGAAAAAGCATATTTGGAAATTGTACCTCTGAGAGTGTACTAGAAACACTTAAATTTTTAGGTGTAGGGACGGACAAGCACGTTTTAGTAGTAGGGAGGGGTATTGGCAAGGTAATAGCGAAAACACTGCTTAAAAACGATTTTACGATTATGGTGGCACATTCTAAAACAAGGAACTTGGAATTACTTACTAGAAATGCAGATGTAATTATAAGTTGTACAGGAGTTAAAAACCTTATAAAAAAAGACATGGTAAAGGTAAACAGTGTAATTTTAGATGTAGGACTTGGAGATGTAGAAATGGGAGTAGAAGAAAAAGCAGATGTAACACCAGTTAAAAATGGAGTAGGAGCCGTTACTACACAGATACTTTTTAAGCATCTATTAGAGATTTAAATATAGCAAAAAAATGAGGTGATGATATGAGGTTAGAAATAGAAAATATCCCAATTATAAAATATGGGAAAATACAAACGGAAATTGTAAATATTTTAAAAAGAAATGGAATGGAGAATATAAAAATTTTAGAAAAAGTAGAAGATGAAAAAGTTATAGGCTTTATGCTTATACAGGTGGAGGTATAAACATGAAAAATAAATATGGGGAAGAAAGATGTAAATGTGGAGGATATATTTGTCCATATATTAATTTTAATGATATGGGTGAATGTTGTGATTGCAATAAACCGTATATTTTCAAAGATGAGAAATGGGAAAAAATATCTAAAAGTGAGTTTAGAGTAAAATTTCGAGAGAAACTGATAGAACAACAGAAATCTAATTTGAAATTGGAGGGGGATATTAAAAATCTGCCTGATGAAATGAAAGTCTATATAACGAGTACTGATAGTATGCCAGTACGTAAACTAGTAGACGTATCTAATGAAATTAGAACTGGATATTATTCAGAGTTATATTTAGGAACAGAAGAGATTTAAGACGCAATATGAAATTATTACGAACTTAAAAAGTGAAATTGAGGAAGTTAATATGAATAATTTAGAAAATAGTATAAAGGATTGTATTACGAAGGAGATTGAAAAAGGGATTATAGAAAAAGTAATTGCAGAACAATTAGAAAAGTGTATTGAAAAATCAATAAGTGATATGTTTAGTTGGGGTGGAGATGTAAAAAAGGTTGTAGAAGAAAAGGTAAAATCGGTTATGATTCCACATTTAGAAAACTATGATTACTCACAATACATTGTTAAGTTAGATAGTGTATTAACTAATGTATTAAAAAGTAGTACATTAGAAAATAGAAATTTACTTGAAAATTTTAAAGAACTAATAGTACCAGAGGAAAGAGAAGTTTTAAAAGTTTCTGAGTTGTTTAATATATGGACTGAGTTTGTTGCTAAAAATGTAGATACTGCTGACTTAGAAGTGAATTTTGATGATGATATTAGTTATGAATCTGTTGAAGTATCAATGGAAGTTGAATATGAAGAAGAAAGAACCTGGAGTTCTTTCGAAAACGCAAAACTTGTGTTTGAATGTGAACAAGATGAAAAAATGAATTTTGAAATTAGATTAAGTAGACGGAAAGAGCTTAAGGGAAAAAGTTGGGATATATGTTATAGAACTTCACATCAAATAGAATCCTTAAGACATTTAAACAAATTTGAAATATTGTTAATGAAACTAGCTCAAAATTATACAGAACTTGAATTAGATACTGATTATGAAAATGATGAAATTACTCCGAATGAAGAACCAGAAGCTTCGTTTAGTTAATGAAATTGTTAAGAAGGAGGAAAAAATAGTATGAAAAAGATTATAACTGAAAACCCACAAGGCATGATTGAAAGTATGCATAACTTTGTTTTTATAGAAAATGGAGAGGTGTATGTGAGATTAGCAGATAAAAATGAAGAAGTGTCTTTGGTTGAGTATATAAGAAAAAAAGATAAGGAATTGTACGATATAGAACATGAAGAAGGTCATTGCAATGCTTTAGATTTTGGAGAATATATGGATGATGATAGATTTACATGTACAATGTATCATGCTTTAGTAGGTTTTGCAGAGGTTCGAGAAAAACTTAAATATTATGAAGAAAGATAATGAAATAAAGGTGAAGTAAATTATAAATAAAAAAGCGTTCTTTGAAAATTGAATAGTACGGTAAAATAATTTTTGAAATCCTTTTAAATTTCCTAAAAAGCTATTGACTTATACCACCATAGTGGTATAATATAATTAAAGATAAGGAAATCGAAGGGAGCAAGTAAAATGAAAAAATATAACAGAACCGAAATAATGAGAAGAGCTTGGGAGATAAAAAGAAAATTAAACAATACTTTATCAGAAGCTTTGAAAATGTCTTGGATGTTAGCTAAGAAGGCTGTAGAATTTAAAGAGGAATATGACAGACCTGAAGGTACGGTAAGATTCAATATCTGGGCAAATTACGGTAAAGTTAGAGCTTATTATACTTGCTCTTGGAGAAGTAAATATCAAAACAATAAAGGCTATTACGTAGCTTTATAGGAGGTTCATAAATGAGTAGATTAGCTGAAATAAGAAAAGAAAAAGTTTTAAGCCAAAATGATTTAGTTAAGATAAGTGGCGTTAGTCGTAGTCTTATAACTAAATATGAAAGTGGAGAAAAGAATATAAATAAGGCAGCCGGTGAAACACTTTTAAAAATAGCAACAGCTTTGAATTGTAAAATCGAAAATTTATTAGAAGGGAAAGAAGAAATTATGAAAGATGTTTTATTTAATGCTTACTGTAAATGGAGAAAAGAAATAGAAGAAGAGAATAAATGGCAACAAGAACATGGTGGCAGTATCCCTGTATACGGCTCTGTGGATTGTGGCGAAGCTTGTGTAAGAGAAGATTTTAGCAACTATATAGGATTAGATGAAGAGATAAGCTTCGAGGAAATGTTGGAGTTAGAAAAACAATGGGAAAGCCAATAGACTTAACTGGGCAGATAATAGGGAAACTAACTATTTTAGAAAGAAAAAGAGAAAACAATCGTACTTATTATTACTGTAGGTGCGATTGTGGTAATGAATTATGGATAAGAGCAGATAGTTTAAAAACTACTAAATCATGTGGTTGCCTAAAAGAAGAAACTCAATTTAAAGCTAAGGATATTTCTAATAAAAACTTTAATAGATTAACCGCCCTAACTCCAACAGAAGAAAGAGATAAAAATAATGGTTCGGTTATATGGAAGTGTAAATGTGTATGTGGTAATGTTTGTTATGTACCTGCTTACGAATTAACCGAAAATAAAGTTCAAAGTTGTGGATGTTTAGGTAAAGAAAATTCCCAAAAGAATATGCAAAAGGCATTAAAAAAACATTTAGAAGAACATATAATTGAAGGTACTAATATACCTGTAATTAGTAGAAAAAAAGTCATTTTAAATAATACAAGTGGTGTAACAGGTGTAATGTGGGATAAGAGTAGAAATAAATGGAAGGCAGTTATAGAATTTAAAAAGAGAATTTATTATTTAGGGAGGTATGATAAAAAAGAAGATGCTATAAAAATTAGAAAAAAAGCAGAAGAAAAACTCTTTGGAAAATTTTTAAACTGGTATTATGAGAATTTTAACAATAATAAATAAAGCATAAGATATAAACCGTACTATTCAATTTTTAGGTAGTACGGTTTTGTCGTAATACAAAGATATTATGAAGAACTAAAGTCACATGAGAACATAGTAGTAACTTTATGTTCTCATGTGACAATCAAATAAGAAAAGAGGATGCGGAAGTCATAGAAAGATAGGAGGGAAACTATATGCCAAAAGAAGCTCAGATTAATATATTGGCTATTCCATATAAGAATTTTAGACACAGAATAAGGCTTACAAAGAGATTTTTAAATGGATATAGGATACAGGATTTGGGTGGAATCTTGTACATGGAAAGGAGAGAAGAAGAATGCCACAAATAATTTTAATATTAGCTATAGGTTTAATAAGCTGTATAAGCATAGTAGTAGTAAATTTAAGATATAGCTTTAAAAAAGTACAGACTATAAAAGATAAAAGTTTAAATAGACCAGATTACATAAGAATGGAGGAATTCAATGTTAAGCAAAAAAAAATATGAGAAAGCCAAAAAGTATGTTGAAAATGATTTAAGAGATTATCCTTATTGGTTAATAGCAATGGAAACTCCAAACTTAGGCTATCCAACTAAATGGGGAGTAACAACAGAAAAAAGTTCGCTCCCATGGGAAAGATCATATGTAGAGAAAAATGTATTAGATGATATGGAAAAGAGATGGAAAGTAGATGTTATAACTAAAGTATTAAGTAAACTAGATAAAAAAAGTAAAAAAATTATAGAAGAATGGTATTTTAGGGACACATATACAAGAGAAGAATTACAGGAAGAATTAGTAATAGATAAAAATAAATTTTACTATTATAGAAATCGAACTTTAAAAAAATTTATGATTGCATTAGGATATATTTAGAAAGTTAGAAAAAAACCAGAAAAAAACCAGAAAAAAATAATGAAAAAAGTAATACATTAGGTTACAATTAGGTTAATATGCCAGAGGTGGCAAAATTGAATATATCCATTAGCAGGTAGTGCGTACTGCGGATAAAATATTTATTAACACATATAAAAGCATCTGTTTAAATACAGATGCTTTTTATATTAGGAGGTAAAAATATGTGAATTTTGTGGAGCCTATAAGAGAAGAACAAAAAGTAAGAGATATACAGGAATATTTAAAAAGAACAAATGAAAGAAACTACATTCTATTTATTACAGGCGTTTACACAGGACTAAGGATATCAGACATATTGAGACTTAAGGTTAAAGATGTTAAGGATAAGAGATTTATATATGTAAAAGAAAAGAAAACATCAAAACGGAACATTATAGAAATTAATAAGCTCATGGAGAAGGAATATAAATGGTATTGTGCAGATAAAGAATTAGATGAATACTTAATTAAAAGCAGGGAAGGTATAAATAAACCTATTAGTAGAGTTCAAGCTTATAAAATAATAAAGCAGGTTGGTAAAGATTTTGGTGTAGAAAATTTAGGTACTCATACATTGCGGAAAAGCTTTGGATACCATTATTATAAGCAAACTAAAGATGTAGCAACACTAATGAAGATGTTCAATCATAGTGATCCATCTATAACCTTAAGATATATTGGGATAATACAAGACCAAATGAATAAGGCTAGGAGGAATTTTAAAATTTAAAAAGCAATATATTTTTTTATTTATATCTAAAGATTAACATAAAAGATAAATGTTAATCTGATATTTTAAAAGTTAGCTCTAAGTAAGATTTATTAATTGTTAGAGAATATAAGATGAGTTTAACACAATATTGTTTATGTTAAAGTAAGCAAGGTAAAAAAGTAGGGAGCTTTAAAACAGAGGTGAAATTTTATGGCACTAAAAAAAATGTGCCCAAAATGTGGGTGCTTAATTTCTATGGCAGAAAAAATATGTGAGAAATGTATTGGTAAATATTTAGAAGAGAAAAAAGAAAGTAATAAATTATATGATAGAAGATATAGGGATAAAAGATCTACAGAGTTTTATCATAGTAAACCTTGGCTAATAGTAAGGGAACAAATAAGAGAAAGAGATAATGGACTATGTAAATTATGCTTAAGAAATAAGAAGATAAGAAGTATGGATATGGT